CGAGCGGCCAATGGGAGCGGACTGTAAATCCGTCGGCGGAAGCCTACACAGGTTCGAATCCTGTACCTGCCACACTGGTCAGGCCCCCTTTCGAGGGGGCCTGACTTCGTCTCAAGACCCGGAATTGTCACGGATTGTCACAACTTGCGCGAAACTCTGCGCCGCGAGTGTCAGCGCCTCCGGCTTGGGATTGACGTAGGTCTGCATCGTGAACGCCTTCGACGCGTGCCCGAGCCACGCCGAAATCAGCGCGATCGGCACTCCCTTGAGGTGCATCAGCGTGCCGCAGGTGTGGCGTGCGTCATGCAGGCGGCGGTGACGCACCTCGGCGGCGACCAGGACCCGCGCCCATCGCGACTCCACCGCGTTCGGTGTCAGGGCTTCACCGGCCTCGTTCACCACGACGTAGCCGCTCGCCACGTAGGCCTCGCCGAGCTTCAGCCGGTCGGTGGCCTGGATCTTGCGTGTTGCCTTCAGCTCGACGATCAGGTGATCCGGTAGGGGCAGCTCACGTCGCCCGGCCCGCGACTTGGGCGCCTTCTCGATGTGCTTCTTTCCGCGCTGCAGGCGGGTGTTCTCCACCGCGAGGGTGTTCGCCTTCAGGTCGATGTCGGACCACCGGAGGCCGCATATCTCGCCCAAGCGCAGCCCGGCCAACGCGAGGTGCCAGGCGATGGCGTAGCGGTCGCCCTCGATGTGCGTCAGCACCTTCTCCACCTCCGCTTCGGTGAGCGGGTCTGGCGGCTTGGCGTCGCTGTCGATGCGGTCGACGAGCTTGGCGACGTTGCGCACCACGTGTCCCTGCTTTTGCTCTGATTCCAGGATGGAGACGAGCAGGCCGAGTAGGTAGTTCACCGATCGTGGTGACCATGGCTTGCGGGCCTTGCCCTTGGGGGCCGGTAGTCCGCCAGCGCGCAACGCGATCACGAGGTCGTCGAGATGGCGCTTGGTGAGCTTCTGCACCTGTTTGTCGCCTAGTTCGGTGATCACCACGGACAGCTTCTCTTCGTAGCCGTCCACGGTTGACTCAGCGCGGTCGGCGGCCCGCTTTCCGGCCAGCCAGTTCTCGCACGCCTGCACCACGGTCAGCTTGCTCGGGGCGACGTAGGTGCCGGCGGCGACTTGGCCGCGGATCTCGTCGAGCGCGGCTCGCGCGGCCTTCTCTGTGGGGTAGCGCTTGCGGAATTGCTTGCGCTGGCCATTGATCTCGCCGACGTCGACCGTGAGCTGGTAGCGGACTACGGCTCGACCACCCTTGCGTTTGGCGAGTTCGACGGGCCTGATCTGCGGCGGGAGCTGACGGCGGGGCTCGACCATCGCGGGTCACCTCACGTTCTGGATTACCAAGAGTGACGGCCGGTAGGTGTGGTGATGATCTCCACCCCATCGGGCCATGGATGGCACGCTACGGACACCGAGGGAACTGAAGTTCACTTCTGGTATCTCCGAGGTTGCTTTAGGGGAACATCCTGATTGCAGTGAGAACGCTGCGAATGCTGTACCGGTACCGTCCGGCTCGGGGGCGTGTCGCTGAAGCGAGGCACATGGACGATCCGGGTGAGCTGCGGCGGCTGCGCCGTGAACTGCTGTGGCGACTCGATGCGCATCCGATGGATACCTGGTCATGCACCCTGACCCGCGCCGTCATCGGCATCATTGACGTCGCTTTCGAGCCGATCCCTGTGCGTCCTCAACCCGGCCTCCGGCTCGTGAGGTGAACCTGAAGCGCTCTCGGGGGCTTCTGACAGCAGGGCGAGCCCGGCTTCCGTCCGGTTCCGGAAGGCGACCAAGGCCAGCAGTTCCAGTGCGCAAACCGCGTAATCCAGCATCAGGGTTGCGTACCTCAGCTCGACCTCCGGGAGGTGCAACATCGGCTCCAGAACGCCGCGCGTCCGGCGAATCTGAGCGGCCAGGTCGATGAATTGGGCATGCTCCTCAATGGTCGATTCGGGTGGCACATTGTTGTCAATGAGGGGGGCTAACCCTTCCCCTAATCGTCGGAGGTTCGTCAGCCGTTCCTGTTGGGCCGCTTGCTGACTGCCAGTCAGGGCCATGCCGACCGCTGGGGTGACGTCGATGCCGAAGCTGGTCTGCTGCCGGTCTTCTGTGTAGCCGACCAGTGAGCGGGCCGCGGCGAGCCGAACCTTTTCCGCGTCGATTCCCAGGCCTTTTGCGATCCCTTGGAGGGTCGACTCCTCTGGCATCTGCCCCAGATACTCGCGGTTGTCCTTCAGGATCTTAGAGATCGTCTGGCGGTGCATTCCGGCTCTGCGTGCTAGCCCACCAGCCGTCCATCCCCGGCTGTCCAGCTCTTCCTGGATGAAACGCCTGTACTCGTGCATGTCGCCAAGTCTTCCGTTCGGGCATGTCGATAAGCCACCGGTCGCAATCTTCGTTGTCAACCACCAATGTCCTGAACGCGGTGACTTCATGTCAACTGCGGAAAGCCGCGTCGACACAGCGTTCTACCTGCGGACTGCGAAATGACAGCCACGTAATTAGTTGACCGATTGTCAACTTCTATGGGACATTACGGTGTGTAGTCGTTGACAACGAGATGGAGTCAGGCGCATGATGATATCCGCAACCCCAATCGCCCGCCGTAGACGTTCGAAAGGTGCATGGATGCGACTTCGTGACCCCGACCTGCTCCGGCGGTACATGGAGAATGCCGACTTCTCGCAGGCTCGCTTATCGCGATACTGCGGCTGTTCGCGCCAGTTCATACACCTGCTGGTAACTGGCGAGCGCCGCACTTGCACGAAGCAGATCGGTGAACTCATAGAGGAGGCACTTCGCGTGCTCCCGGGAACTCTATTCATGCCCCAGAAGTCCCCTACTACGCACCAAAAAGTCGCACGCAAAGGGACGGAGGTGGCCTGATGTCTGCTGACCTTGTCTTTGCGGGTGCCGACGGCGAGCCCTTCACCACGTCGCTGGTGATCGCGGCCGAGACCGGCAACGAGCACGCCTCAGTCATCAAGCTCATCCGGGATAACGCCACCGACCTGAGCGAGGTCGGAACTTTGCGATTTGAAATCGCGAAGTCTGGCGGACGGCCAACCGAGTTCGCCGAGCTGGACGAGCCAGCTGCGGCGCTGCTGATGACCTACCTCCGGAACAACCCGGTCGTGAAGGACTTCAAGAAGCGGCTCGTCGCCGGGTTCTACGCGATGCGGCAGGCACTCGCCCAGCGACCGGCTCCGGTAGCGCTGCCATCGAAGCGGGAACTCGCCCAGTGGGTGGTCGAGGCCGAGGACCGCGCCGAACGGGAGGCCGCAGCACGTGCCGAAGCCGAGCAGCGCGCCGCCGCGCTGACCGGTCCGGCATCCGCGTACCAACAGCTGGTTGACGCTGCGGGCGACTGGGCGGTCGATGACGCCGCCAAGGTGCTATCCCGCGACCCGCTCATCAGTACCGGTGAACGCCGCCTCTACCAGTTCATGTCCGGTCTCGGATGGGTGTTCAAGCGAGACGGTCGCTGGAAGGCGTACCAAACCCAGATCGAAAACGGGCGCCTGGCCGAGAAACCCGGCCGACCCTTCTGGCATGCAGGTCGCGAGGAGACCGTCAACGGCGAACCGACCGTTCGGATTACCCCGAAGGGACTGGCTGAGCTGCACAAACGCCTCGGCGGAAGCGGGCAGCTCGCACTGGTGGCCGCATCATGAGCAACTTCGTTCACTACAGCGAGTCTGAGCCGGTCATTTCCGATGACGACCGAATCGTTGACTTCTCGGCGGGTTCTTTCGAGGGCAGTGCCGAGACGTCTATCTGGCTGCATGTCAGGGGTTTTCATGGTGGCGGTGCTCTGTTGAGTGTGGATGAGGCGCGGGACTTCACTCGCCAGCTTCTCGCTGCTACCGACGACCTGTGCGCGATCGACGGCGGTGCCCGATGAGCGCGCAGTTGTTGACGGTCAGCCAGGCGATGGGCGTGTTGCAGGTCAGTCGCGCGACCCTGTACCGGCTGTTCGCGGCGGGGGAGTTGCGGTGGGTGCAGATCGGGGCGCGCCGCCGAGTCACTGCTGCCGAGATTGACCGGTTCGTCGCCGAGCACTGCGGGGCAACCGCGTGAGCGCCGACGTGGCAGTGGCCCTGAATGTCGCCCTCGACGTACTCACCGCCCGCACTCGGCCGGCGACCGCGTTCTTCGACGCGCTCACACAGGCCGACAAGGCGATCGAGCTGACAGAACGCCTCGACTGGATCGCTTCGTTCGCGCCGACCCCCATCATGTACGGCGGATGCCCCTGCGGATCAGAGTTCGAGGTCCGCCGTGAGCCCATCCGCCTGAACGACGACGAGCGCTCCGCCGTGGCCGACGCCCTCGGTGGTCTCGACGTCGGCGACATCGTGGCCGGCGCGATCAACGGCTCCCGGGACAGTGAGGACCACCAGGCGTTCGCCGACTGGTACGACGCCCACGCCGACTGCGAGAACACCCTGTGATCGGCGGCATGAACGGCTTGCCGCTGTGGCAGCAG